ATAAAGCTAAAGGCGGTGGGTATACATCGTGAAAGATAGTCAAAGAAGTTTAGTCAATTGGACAAAACAAAAATGGCGAACTAAATCTGGCAAACCATCTACTCAAGGATCAAAAGCAACTGGAGAAAGATATTTGCCAGAAGCCGCTATAAAATCCATGTCAAGTTCTGAGTATGCAAGAACGACAGCTGCTAAACGTAAGGGTATGAAAGCTGGTAAGCAATTTGTTAAGCAACCAAAAAATATAGCAAAGAAAACGAGTAGGTATCGTTAATGCCAATAACTGTAACTAGAGAATCACTAAATACAAAAAGTATTCATAACAATCCAAGTTATGCTGATAAAGATAATGTTCAGACTTTAGTATCTAGTGAAAAACCTATGCCTACAGTTGATATTAATCACCTACGATTACATGAAGGTAAATCGTTTTATTATCATAAACTTTATCCAGATTCAGCAAAACTAGCATCTGATGCAAGTATTGATGTGGCTATAGCATTTGCTAGTGGAGTGTATGCTCATTTACATGAAGATGTTTTATGTGGTGGAGATGCAGAGTTTTATTTTTATTCAGGCTCAGTTGTAACTGGTGGCACATCTGTTCCAGCAATTAATAGACATTTTACATCATCTAACACATCACAAAGTGCAATACTTCTTAATCCTACTGTAACAACTTTAGGAACAGAAAAGTATGCTAGTTTTATCCCTGGTGGAACTGGACATAAGTCTGCTGGTGCTGGAGGTAGAAGCTTTCAGTTTGTTTTAGCACCACTAACAACTTATTTATTTCGATTAACAAATGTCAATGGTGCAGCACACATGGCACATATAATTTTAACTTGGTATGAATAATGACTAAATTTACTGGTAAGAAAACAAAACATGGTAGACCAATTTATGTGGATGAAGATGGTAGAGAATACTCTGAAAGACAAGTAACAGTAGAGTTTGATAGAGATGAAAAAGGTATACCAATAACAGATAAAGATGGTGAATACAAAGGTAGATGGATCAATCTTCCTTCTGTTATTGATGGTGGAAAAGAGATGACAAACATGGATCATCTTTTTTTAATTTACAAAAGAAATAAATTTAAGGATATATTGGGTAATAAAAGAGATTTAAAGAAGTTATATAAATCTGCTGAAGAAGCATCTCGAGCATCTGAACAACATTCTAAAAGTTTAGATAAAGGGCAAACCAAATGAGAAAAGAACATAAAAGTAAAACTGGTGGATTAACTGAAGCTGGTAGAAAATATTTTAAAGCAAAAGAAGGTTCTAATTTAAAGCGACCAGTTCCATCTGGAACAAATCCTAGACGTGTAAGTTTTGCTGCAAGGTTTGCTGGAATGAAAGGACCATTGACAGATGAAAAAGGTAGACCAACTCGATTAAAGTTGGCACTTAAGAAGTGGGGTTTTGGCAGTAAAGAAGCTGCTAGAAATTTTGCACAAAGAAATAAAAAGGCATAGCTATGATGAGATTAACACCAGAACAAGTTTTAAAAAGACATGACATTGCTCTAAGTCGTAAAGAAGATTTTAGAGATTTATATGAAGATTGTTATGAATTCGCACTACCTCAAAGAAACTTATATGATGGTTATTATGAAGGCAAAGTAGGTGGTAGCAAGAAGATGGCTAGAGTGTTTGATTCTACTGCTATTAACTCAACTCAACGATTTGCCAATCGTCTACAATCTGGCATATTCCCACCACAAAGAAAGTGGTGTAGGTTAGAACCAGGTGCTGACATACCAACAGAAAGAAGAAGTGATGCTCAAGCAGCTCTAGACATTTATACAGAAAAAATGTTTGCAACTTTAAAGCAAACAAATTTTGACATTGCTATGGGTGAGTTCTTACTTGATCTAGCAGTTGGCACAGCGGTTATGATGGTGCAACCGGGTGATGATAATTCACCAATAAATTTTATTCCTGTTCCTCAGTTCCTTGTTTCTTTTGAAGAAGGTGCTAATGGTCAAGTAGATAATGTTTATCGAAGAATGAGGTTAAAAGGTGAAGCTATTCAACAGCAATGGAAAGATGCAAAGATAGATGAAAAGCTACAAAGAAAAATAAATGAAAAACCAACAGAAGATGTAGACTTAATTGAAGCTACTATATTTGATGTGAAAAGAGGTGATTATTGTTATCATGTGATTCATAAAGAATCTAAGTCTGAATTAGTTTACAGACGTATGAAATACACACCATGGATTATTTCTCGATACATGAAAGTATCTGGTGAGATATATGGTAGAGGACCACTTGTTACTGCTATTGCAGACATCAAAACATTAAATAAAACATTAGAGTTATTACTTAAGAATGCATCACTTGCTATTGCTGGAGTATATACAGCAGCAGATGATGGGGTATTAAACCCAGCTACATTAAAGATTGTGCCTGGTGCTATTATTCCTGTAGCAAGAAATGGTGGACCACAGGGTGAGTCATTAAGACCTCTACCAAGAGCTGGTGATTTTAATGTTTCACAAATTGTTATTAATGATTTAAGAATGAACATCAAGAGAGTATTACTTGATGAGTCATTACCACCAGATAATATGTCAGCTCGTTCAGCAACAGAGATTGTTGAGAGAATGAAAGAATTATCACAAAATCTTGGTTCTGCATTTGGTAGATTAATTAATGAAACGATGATTCCATTATCAGCTAAAATATTACAAGTTATGGATGATCGAGGATTGATTGATATGCCATTAAAGGTTAATGGATTAGAAATAAAGATTAGTCCAGTAGCACCACTTGCTCAAGCACAGAACATGGAAGAAGTTAACAATCTTCTACAGTTCTCACAGATTGCTCAAGCGGCTGGACCAGAAGGTCAGATGACATTAAAGATCGGAGATATGTTAGACTACATTGCAGAAAAACTAGCAATCCCTTCAGCTCTTAGAATGTCACCACAAGAAAGACAAATAAAAATGGAACAAGCAGCACAAATGGCAGAAATGGCAGCTCAGACAAATCCTGAAGCAGCTGCAAATGTTGTTGAACAAGCTGTTACGAAAGGATAATTATGGCTGGGTGGGAAGATTTAGAACAACCAAAAAATAAAGAAATAAAAGATAACCAACAAATAATTGATGATCATAATAAATTGGTCTTAAGAGTATTTGGGAGTGAAGATGGGCTTAAGCTATTAAATTGGTTCAAAGCAGCATACTTGGATCAGTCTGTCGCTATTCCCGGATCGGACTCTAGCCATGCTTATTTTAGAGAAGGACAAAATAGTGTCGTTAGAGATATTTTTAACCGCATAGCAAAAGCGAGAAAACTATAATGGAAACAAATGAAAACCAACCCAGCAGCGAAGTTTCTCAAGAAACTCAAGAAGACTCTGGCTTATTGGATTCAGCGACCATTTCGCAAGAAGAAGATGAGAGCCAGACCAACCCACAAGCGGCAGAGATCGACCACAAAGAAGCAATCGAAGAAGAAGACGATGAGCCGCTAGTTCGACCGGACTGGTATCCAGAAAACTTTTGGGATAAAGAAAAATCTGAGCCAGACATTGAAGCAATGTCTAAGTCTTGGATGGACATGAGAAAGCAAGTTTCTCAAGGTCATCATAAAGCACCAAAAGATGGGAACTATGACATAGAAGTTTTTGGTGACACGCCAGATGATGATCCTGTAAGAAGCCATGTTATGTCATGGGCAAAACAATATAATATTAGTCAAGGTGCATTTAATGATTTAGTTGGCAAAGTAGTAGAGATGCAAGGCAACGAAGCTCAAGCAACTCAACAATCATTAGATTCAGAAAAGAAAGCTCTTGGTCCAAATGCAGATCAAATTATTAAAAATACTGTAGAATGGGCTAATGGTTTAGTTCGTAAAGGTGTTTGGGGTGCTGATGATTTTGAAGAATTCAAAGTTATGGGCGGCACAGCAAAAGGTATTAAAGCTATAACTAAACTAAGAGAAGCATTTGAAGGAACAAAAATTCCTATAAACTCTCAGCCAGTTGATGGTATGCCTTCTAAGGAAGAACTCTATCAAATGGTCGGAAGTGATGAATATAAAAATAATCCAGCTTACAGAAATAAAGTTGAGAGAATGTTCCAACAAGTATTTGGATGAACTAACTTTCCCCCCGGCAAGTGTGGGAGTCTTCGGACTCCCTTTTTTTTTGTTGCATTTTATTTAAAAAACCATTAAAAGAAAAATAAGGCATATTGATTTTATCAACCCTTGACTCAGACAGACTGCGTTTGGCTAACGTTAATAGCAAGTTGAAACCCAATTTAATTGGCTTATTCCAACGAAAAAAACTTTACTTTATTTTATTAATTAGGAGTATATTATGGCAGTTTCATTATCTAATGCTTTCGTTACTCTCTTTGATGCTGAAGTTAAACAAGCATACCAAGGTAAAGCACAGCTTGTTGGTGCAGTTCGTCAAAGACGTGGAGTCGAAGGTTCAACAGTTAAGTTCCCAAAGATTGGGAAAGGTGTGGCTCAGTTGAGAGTTCCTCAATCAGATGTTACACCACTTAATGTTTCATTTTCACAAATTACTTGCACATTGTCCGATTACAATGCTGCGGAGTATTCAGATATTTTTAATCAAGCAAAAGTTAATTTTGATGAAAGACAGGAATTAGTTCAAGTTGTATCTAATGCTATTAGCAGAAGACAGGATCAACTTATACTAGATGCATTAACTGCTTCATCAACTTCACTAACTGTAGCTAACAGCATTGGTGGATCAAACACTAATTTGAATGTTGCTAAGTTGCGTGAATCAAAGAAGCTGTTGGATACAAATAATGTTCCACCAACAGATAGACACATGATTATTCATGCTAACTCTTTAGCTTCTTTGCTATCAGAAACTAGTGTTACTAGTGCAGACTTTAATACAGTTCGTGCATTAGTTGCTGGTGAGATCAATACATTCCTCGGCTTTACATTCCATGTGTTGGGAGATAGATCAGAAGGTGGATTAGCTATTGATGGTTCAAGCGACAGAAGTCTTTTTGCTTTCCACAAAGATGCAATTGGTTATGGCGAAGGTATTGCAGCTAGAACTGAGATTAACTACGTTGCTGAGAAAACTTCTTTCTTAGTCAATTCTGTTTTCTCTGCTGGTTCAGTAGCTATCGATGACGAAGGTATTGTTAAAATAACAGCTAGAGAATAAGGAGATAAATTATGGCTTTTGACAAAACAGGATTCACTACTTATGGTGCATCAAAGAGTGGAAACGCAGTATCCTTATATGGTTACAGCACAACCGATGCAATCGGCGATGTAAACACAGCTGGATACTTTAACACTCTTTCAGATACATTAGAAGTTGGTGATGTAATTTTATGCAGAACATCTACTGGCGGAACTCAAGCATTAAGTTGGGTTTACGTTGCTAGTAATGCTTCTGGAGTTGTTGACGTTACTGATGGTCTTACTATCACAGCGACAGACTCAGATTAATTTTCATCTATTAATCAAACCTAAGGGTAGTTTTATGGCTACCCTTTTGTCTATGTAAAGGGAAAAAATGGCAAGTGGAGATACCGCACTAGGAATTTGTTCAGACGCATTATTAATGATTGGTGCTAAAGCAATCAGCTCATTTACAGAAGGAACTGATGCAGCAAATATTTGTGACTCATTGTTTGCTGATATAAAAAAACAATCTCTCATGCAATACCCTTGGACATTTAGTTTTAAAAAAGTTCAGGTAGCAAGACTAGCAACAACACCGGCTACTGAATATGAATATGAATATCAATTACCAAGTGATCGCATTGGTCCACCAAGGCAAGTGTTTATATCAAGCACAGCTGGGCAAAGACCAATTAATGCTTATAGAATTTTACAAGACAAGTTGTTAACTAATGAAACAACTGTTTATGTTGATTATCAATACGATGTTGAGCCATTTGAAATGCCAACTTATTTTGTGCAGTTTTTAAAATATTTAATGGCATGGCATTTATCTTTGCCTATTACAGATCAAACTGACAAATCAGCTTATTGGCAACAAGTTGCAGTTGGAAATCCAAGTGAGAATGGTAGAGGTGGTTATTTTAGAACAGCCATTAGTATTGATGGACAAACGCAACCTAATAACTATATTGATGATTACTCGCTAATTGAGGTTCGCAATTAATGGCACGATTTGTAAGTTTACAAACAAATTTTTCAACTGGTGAACTTGATCCGCTTCTTCGTGCAAGAGTGGATTTACAGGCATACACCAATGCATTAGAAGAATGTAATAACTTTGTAGTTCAACCACAAGGCGGTATTCATCGCAGACCAGGATCAAGATATTTAGCATCGCTACCAAACACAGGATCAGATTCAACAGCTAATGGTAGTCGATTAGTATCCTTTGAGTTCTCTACAAGTGATTCTTATATGTTAGTATTCACTCACAACAGAATGACTGTAGTAAAAAACAAACAAGTTATTACAGATATAAATAGTAGCGGTAATGATTATTTAGATACTAGCTCATTGGGTTTAACTGGCACTATTGTTGAAAAAATGTGTTGGGTGCAAAGTGCTGATACATTAATAGTAGTGCAAGAAGATTTAGCACCTATAAAGATAGTAAGAGGTGCTGGAGATAGCAACTGGACAGCATCTGCTATTACATTTGATTCAATACCAAAATACAATTATGTTCCAGCAGCAAGTAATCCGGCTGGAACTATAACTCCAGATAAAGTTGCTGGGAATGTAAGAATTACAGCAAGTAGTAGTGTATTTAGTGCATCTCATGTTGGACAATACATTAATGGATTTCCACAAGGTAGAGCAAAAATTGTCCAAAGAGTTAGCTCAACTGTAGTCAATGTAATTACAGAATTTCCTTTTTTTGACACAAATGCTATTGCAAATGGTAATTGGGAATTAGAAACTGGATACGAAGCTGTATGGAGTGGAACAAGAGGGTATCCTAGAACAGTAACATTCCATGAAGGTAGATTATTTTTTGGTGGTGTTAAGTCAAGACCATCTACAGTTTTTGGTAGTAAGGTAGGATTGTTTTTTGACTTTGATCCAGAAGAAGGTTTAGATGATGATGCACTAGAAGCTACTCTTGATACATCTACTTTTAACAGTATTGTTGATATTACAAGCGGTCGTGATTTACAAATCTTTACTACTGGTGGTGAGTTTTATGTGCCACAACAAGGTCTTGATCCTATTACACCATTAAACTTTTTTATTAGAACTGCAACTCGTAATGGTGCAAAAGAAAATGTGCGAGTGCAACAGCTAGAAACAGGAACTTTATTTTTACAAAGACAAGGTAAATCATTAAGTGAGTTTGCTTTTACTGATACTTCATTATCATATATTACTACAAAAGTTAGTTTACTTAATGGACATTTACTTAAGACACCTACAAACATAGCGTTAAGAAAATCTGTTGCTACAGATGAAAATGACTTGTTACTTATTACAAATAGTGATGATGGAACGATGGCGGTCTATTCATTACTAAGATCACAGAATGTTATAGCACCATCAGAGTGGAATACTAATGGTAGTTATTTAGATGTTGGAGTTGATATAACAACAATATATACTGTAGTAAAAAGAACTATTGATTCTACGGATTATTATTTTTTAGAATACTTTGATGACGATATGTTAGTTGATAGTGCAATAATTGGTGCTGGTGCTTCTTCTGCAACTGTAGCACATTTAGATACAGCTACTGTAGATATTATATTAGATGGTGCAGTTCAAGCACAACAAGCTGTATCAAGTAATACAGTTACATTTGCAAGAGCATCTGCGTCATCATTTCAAGTTGGATTACCATTTACAACTAAAGCAGTTACTATGCCGGTAGAGTTAAGACTAGCAGTTGGAACAAGACTAGGATTTAAGAAAAGAATAGTTGAGGTAAATGCTTTAGTGTTAAATTCACAACACATGAAAATAAATGGAACAAACATCCCATTTAGAGATTTAGGTTCAGGCATATTAGATGCAGCAGTTCCTGAGTTTACAGGAACAAAAACACTACATGGAATATTGGGGTATACCGATGAAGGTAAGATTACAATAGAACAAGATGTTCCTTTGAAACTTACATTACTTGGTATGGAATATAAAGTGTCAACTCATCAAGGAACATAGATGTCAGCAGATATTGTAATATTAGGATTAAAAGCTGTATCAGCAATGCAGCAAGTAAAAACAGCTAGATCAACAAGTAAACAAATGCAGATTCAAGCAGAGATGCAAGAAGTCCAAGCAGATAGAAAAGCAATACAAAATGAACAAGCTGCTAATGAATTAATGCGACAAAGAAAACAAGCTAATTCAATGTTAATAGCAAATGCAGCAGCTGGTGGTGTTGATGCTTTTTCAGGGTCAGCTCTAACTATTAAAGCTGAAAATGATACAAACTTTGCAAAAGATTATCGTAGATTATTAAATGATGCTTTTGCTGTAAAAAGAGCTGGTCAGTTTCAAGCATCTGTTACAAGACAGGCAGCAGCTACTACAAGACAAACCGGATACTTTCAAGCGGCTAACAGTATTGGTGAAGGCATTTATGCGTATCAACAATTACAACCAATGAAATATCCTGAATTAGAAAGTGTAGAATAACATGGCAGAATTACCTAGATATACAAGACCATCTTCTTTAATTACAAGTGGAGATGTTCAAACAGCTAATATATCTGCATTAGTTCAATCACAACAAATGCAATCTCAAGCTATATCAAAAGGTATAGATACAGTCATACAATTTGCTTTAGCTAAAAGTGAAAGAGATTTAAAAACAGCTAAGATAAATGCTATACATGGTATGAATTCTATTATGCCAAATGTGCATGATGCTATTGAAGAAATTAGATTCAATATTGAAACTAATCCTGATTTTACACATGAACAATTTGATGCAAGTGTAAAGCAATTGTATGGTTATGTAAAACCAGTTTATAAAACTAATGGCGAAGTTGGCACTCAAATGTATACTGAAATTCGAAGTTTGATTTCCCCATTATCTTCTGAGTTCACAAAAAAACAAATTGATAGATTTAAAGCATTAACAAAATCTAACATAGACAAAAACAGAAATGGTCATTTAAAAGATATGGAAGCATCTTTTAATAATAGTAATTTTACTGATCAAGAGCTTATAAATAGAATCGCTAAAAATAAAGAGACATTTTATACTCATGCTAGTATTGAGCTAGGAAATGATGGCGAGTCTTTTAAAAATAAATATGATGAAGATGTTGAAGCTAATTTAATGACTTTGTTTTCTAATAAAGCAAATAGTTCAGCTTTTGCTGAAACTTATAGAGATTTAAAAAAAAGATTAGATAATAATGATTTTGGAAATAGAACAGAATTGTTTAAAAGTTTGCCACCAGATCAACAAGCTACAATAAAAAAACAAATCTTTGCTGATTATTTTGACGAAGTAAATAATATACAAAAAGCTGAAGCTCGTTCACTTCAAGAAGATTCTTTTAGATTTTATGGGCTGTTACGTCAATTTCATAAAGTAAGTAATAAAGGTGCAAGAAATGATCTTAAAGATAAAATGGGTTTAATTGCTTTAAATGGCAATAAAGAAATGAATGATATTTTAAACAAACTAGATACTGAAGAAAAAACATCTGAAAAAAATATAGAATATATTCTTATTATTGATGACATGATAAAAAACCCAGAATCATATAATCAAGAAAAAGTTTTTGAACTTTATAGAGCAGAAGAAATAACATCGGAACACGTTGCTAAAATTATAGAAAAAAGAGAGCAAATAAAAAACAAAGATTATAAAGAAGCTATTTCAAAAATTAAATTATCAACAGGAATTTCTGATGGAGAAGTTACTATTTCATTTTTACAAACTGAAAGTCAAAAAAAAGCACAAAAACTTTTTGAATTGTTAAAAGATTTTGATGATGAAATAGAAAGACAACTAGAAGAAAATCCAAATGCAATTTTAAATTACGACAGTATTGCAGATGCAATTATTGATGAAGTAAAACCTCAAGAAAACAATGTGGATATAACACCACCATTACAGTTAAACGAAGAACCTACTAAATAATAATTATGGCAGAAGAAAAACTTGATCCACAAAAAGCAGATGTAAGAATTATATCTCACAATTCTGACGATTATAATGAGATAGATAATTATTTTATGGATAATTATGATCTTGAATCACAAGGTATAAATCCATTAGATTTAGATCAAGTTAAAGAAGCTAAAATAAAATTAAGTAGTGACTACTTTAATACAAAACTAGTTGAGCCAGAAGAACAAGCTACATCACCAATGTTTGGCGCACAAGCTGCAATGGGATTTGTTCCATTTCCTTATCAGTTTGATACAGCTGGATTAAAAAAGTTTTTAGTAGATACTGGTAATGCAACACTTGAAAATATTGCTCAACTAACAAAATCTGGTGTAGATGTTTTATTTGGTGAGCTGGGTGAAATTGGAAATATAGGAAATAAAATTCAAGAGTGGGCTATGTCCAAAGTTGGTAAAGATTTATCAGACGAAGAAAAAGCATCGATAGGAGAAGCTGTTTTAAAATTTGGTGGCAAATCATTGGCAACAGTTGATCAGCTTTTTGATTTATTAGATGAATTACCAGACTATGAATCTGTTAAAGGTTTTACAGATAATTTTATAAAAAATTTATCACAAGACACAGCAATGCAAGAACAAGTTGCAAACTTTATAGATACTCAAGACGAAAGAAAAATACAAGAACTTGGCGGTGCTATAATAGCTGGTGAATTAACACCTAGATTATTTAGGGGTGCTGTTAAAGGTGCGCAAGTTTTAAAGCCAAAAGTTTTAGAATTTGTTGAAGAAGGTATTGATGCTTTTGAAGATTTTTTTGGTATGAAAAAATTTGCAGTTCCAAAAGACAAAAAAGGTGTTGCACCTAGAAAGAAACCAAACGCAAGTTTTACTGGAACATTAAGTGAGTTTGATGAAACAGCTGCTGAAACTAAACCGGGTTTTGTTAAAGACAGATCAGTTAAAGGTAATATATATAGAACAAATTTAATTACAAATGATCCTGATAATCCAAATCCAATATTAAAAAATTTGTGGAAATGGGTAACACCAGTTGATGATTATAAAAATGCACGACAGATAATTAGTATTGAAGGTAGTGTTAAAGGCGAAAGCGAAAAACATTTTTTTACATTACAAGCAAACTTTCCAACTGGCGCAAAGTTGGCAAATTATGTTAGAAAACCAGCGCCTAATTTAAGACCAACAACTCAAGGTGAATTGCAATTCGGAAAAGAAATAGGAAAGGTAAGAATTGGTTTAAAAAAAGATGCTAAGATTCATCCTGTTTACGATGAAATTACATTAACAAATAATGTTCCTATAAAAGAAATTCAAACAGATGAACGACCAATAATTCCAGCACCTAAAAAATTATTTAGAGATAAAAAAACTAAAGAAGCACAATCATTTATGGGGTTAAATCAGTTTGAAAGAGAATTTGATACTGGTGAATTTATTGATCCTGTCGATAAGAAAATTATTACAAATCAATTTATACAAAACGGAACTGTAAAAATTAGTAAAGATGTTGATATTGCTGATCAGCCAAACAATCAACCACCTAAAACTGAAGTGCCAGAAAGTGTTACGCCAACAACAACTGATAATGTTTCAATAAATAAAGAAAAAATGATTGGAACAGCAATACCAAAAACAGTAGATAGAGATGTTGTTAACACAGACAATGTTGTTAACTTTGATAGTTTTTTTAATGACAATGCAAAAAGAAGTCAAAACGTTAAATTATTTAATTTATCACCATCAATAAAAATTAAAGGCGTAACTAAAGCAAGTGCAAGAAAAATTGTTGATCAGTTAAAAGAAAATTTAAGATTTGTGTATAATGTTCTTACACCGCAAAAATTAAAAGATGAAGCTAAGCAATGGTATGATGGTGCAAATAAAATTGCAAAAGAATTAGCTACAAAATATGATTTAACTGATGAGCAAACATCAGCAATAATTGCAACTTTATCTCCGCAAAAAGTTTGGAATGAAAATGTTTCTTTAGCAGAAAGAGTTATAGAAATATTAACTAATAAAAAAGATTTTAAATTAGATCAAAAAGCTAAAGCAAAAATACAACAATTATATAATCCAAACACAGACGTTTATTATAAAATTCAATATGGAACAACAAAAAAACAATATAATCTTACAAAAGAAAAATCTGAATTAAATAAAAGAATTAATCAAAAATTAGATAATTTAAGTTTTAATGATATAAGTAATTTAAAATTAGAAGGGTTAAGTTCTGAAGATTCTCAGTATAGAAAAGCTGCATTAAAATCATTATTGCTTAGAGTTATAGATGAAACATATTTTGATAGAAGTTTTAAAAAAGTAAATGTAGATGGCACATATGGTGATGTTGTAAAAACAGATAAAGGAGTAAATGCAAATGCAGCATGGCAAAATTACGACGCTATAGGTAGAGCTGTTGAAATTTTTGAAGATGGCAGTATAGAAAATATTAACGTTATTGTTGGTGATGGTCATAAAGTAAGAAGTTTTTTCAATAATATAGTTAATCCAAATGCTGACGACATTGTTACAATTGATACTCATGCAGTTGCAGCTGCACATTTAAGACCTTTATCTGCTGGTGATATTGAGCCAAATAATGCATTTGGACAACACAAAAAGAAAAAATATAAAACTAAATTACCCGGACCAGCTGAAAATGCAACGACTGGAGAAAAAGGAACGTATAGTTTTTATCAACAAGCATATAGTGAACTTGCAAAAGAATATGGATTATTAGCAAGACAAATGCAATCTATTGTTTGGGAAAGTATTAGAGAATTTTATCCAAAAAATTTTAAAAATGAAACCACTAAAATTGCTATAGATAATATATGGAAAAAATGGAAATCTGGTAAAATATCAGCAGAAGAAGCTAGACAAGAAATTGTTGATTATAGAAACAAAAACATAGGGGGTAAAGATGAAGGAAGTTAATTACGATGTAGAAATTTTAAAGGCATTAGATTTGCCTTTGACTGAAGAATATTATTTGGCATTAGTATATCCTAATGGAGTTCCAGAAGATGAAATAGTAGAGTTTCCAAAAGAAATAAAAGGTAAAAATAGAAATGAAGAATGACGAAATTCTTGAAACAATAAAACCAGAAGAAGCTAGTGGCATACCTATTGATGATGCACAACAAGATTTGTTTGCTAAAGAAGATACTGGTGAATTGCAAAAAGAAGAATCTGTTTTTACTGGT